TATTCTTTATATCCAAGTTCTATTTCGACAAAATCTCCTATGTTAATATAATCTAATATATTTTTACCGCCTTTATAAACCTTTCTCGGATAGGTTATTTTGGCTGTATCTGTAAACTTATGTTTATTTTCAACTATAACAACACTTGATAAAAAAGGAAGTCTAAAAACGCCCTTTTTACTATGTATTTTTATATCATAAATTAAATTTAACATTATCTTATATTTGTTTGAACGTCCATTAATGCTTTTGTGAGTTCGTGTATAATTATATCTTTAATCTTTTCAGCTCCCTCTTGAATATTTGTTGTTTCTATTGTCATTTTCTCCACAAACTTTTCAATTCTTAAATTGAATACTTTCGGAGCTGACCCTGTTATTTTATTAACTGTGCTTTGTGATTTGTTGTTATTATTTGTAAGACCTCCATTATTAAGAAGTTTATTACTTAATTTATTTGCATCACTTCCCAAATCTGCACTTTCGACAAATTTTGTTCCTGTTAGCTTTGCTTTTAATCTTGCATAGTTTTTTATTATTTTACTTTGTCTTTCTGTTAATTTAACTCCTGCCTCTTGTAATTTTTTAGCTTTTTCATATTCAATGTTTAGCTTTTGGAGTAACATTAACTTTTTGTCGGTCTTATCTCCGTCAACGGCATTTCCTAACCACTCAAACGCCTTTATTAATTGTTTGAAAGGATATAATAAAGCATCAATAATTCCTCTTAGTATAGCAAATCTATCATACATCTTTTTAATCCAATCAATGCCGTTGGCTATTAATTTAAAAAGGAAAGTAAGTGTTTTATACATTATTTTAGTTGGTATTAATGCGAATTTTAAAACCTTTCCGATTTTTACCCAAATAGACCCTGTTTTACCTCCCTCAATGTTTGTTGGTATTAGTTTTGATAGTAAGTTCCCAATCTCAGACCACATTTCTTTGAAAGCGGATATTACAGGCTCAAATGCTAATTTTATATAATCAAAATTTTGCATTATTCCGTCAGCAAACTGAATTAATTTATCAAGTCCTTTTCCGAGTATTGGTAAAATTGCGGTTCCGATATTAATACCAATCATTTTAATTTTTCCCATTAAGGTAGATGTACGCCCTGAAAAAGTTTTAGATTGTTTCTCCATCATTTTATAAAACTTTCCTCCTTTTTCAGTTGCTCCTTTAAATGCTTGGTCTAATTCTTTTATTCCAATTTTCCCTTTTGACATTTTCTCTTTTAAAGCTCCGATACTTTCTCCTGTCTGCCTTGATATTTCTTGTAATGGATTGAAACCTGCATTAATCATTTGTAATAAATCCTGTCCCATTAACTTCCCTGCACTCCTCGCCTGTGAGTATGCTAAGGATAATTGAGAAAATCTTTGAGCGTTACCACCTGAAATATCTCCGAGCATTTTCATTGTTGGCATTATTTTCTCTCCTGACATGCCAAAATTTAAAAGAAGTTTTGCACCCTCAAATAAAGTTCCATTCTCAAATGGTGTTACATTCGCAAAATCATTGATTTTATTAACCATTGTTTCAGCTTTTGCCATACTGCCTCCAAGCATTACAGAAAAAGATGTTTTAGTTTGCTCCATATCGGATGCTAAACTTATAACAGAAGTTCCAAGTTTTGTTATCCCTGCAACTGCCATTCCTATAATTCCTCCTTTTACAAGTGTAGAAAAACCCGAAAAAGATTTAGTTAGTCCGGCTCCTGCCTTTGTATTTTTCTTATCAAACTTTGAAAGTTTTCCGTCTATCTTATTTAACGTGTCAGAAAACTTGTCATCCAATAATATTTTATATTCGAGTAAATTCATATTGTAAAAGTTCCATTTGTAGATTGATACTTTGCGTTAAAGTCCAATGCGAAAAATAATTTGTTTACAAGTTCAGACCATTCGGAAAGATACCTATTGCAAGCATCTATTTTAAAATAAAAAAGGAGTAGAGCATTATATTCAACGAACATACTACCTACTCCACGATTAAAAAGCGGTGTCTTTATTAATTTTTTTTTACTTCCGCAACTTTTATATCAATCATATTAATTGCTCCCAATCCAACTTCCGCTTTCAAGTCTTCATCTTTCCTAATCTTATCATCTCCTGCTAACCAACAAGTTTCAACTAAATCAATTCCTGCTTGTACTAAGTCAGGTTTATTATCTCCAAACCCTATAATTAAAGGTATAAGATTTCCTGTTTCTTTTACTGTTGGCTCTCTTAATACACAAACCTCTCCACTTTCTGTTTTCAAAGTGTATGTATCAATTCCTTTTTTTTTGTGTAGGTCTATAACCTCACTAAATCTGTTTACTTTTTTTACTCCGCTTTCCATTTTTTACCGCTTAAAGTTTATTAATAATTAAATCTGCACATATTCCTGCATAAGTTCTTTTCATTTCAGTATCATCTAATCCTGCCTCTATGCCGTCATCTTTAAATTCAAAGTAGGACATAACAATTTCTTTTTTATCGAAACCATTATCCAACAAAACTATTGCATTTGTCATTGGCATATCAATTAATAATCCTGTTGGGCTTATTAACTGCAATTTTTCAACGTCCTTTAATGATAGTTCAAAAGAAGTATCATACTCCTTTTTTCCACGTCCACGAGAAACAGGGTTTGCTCCTGCACCATAATTATTGGTTTTCTCCTGTGTTACTGTTGCTTTGATATTTGAAACTGAAAACATCTCTAATCCTGCAATGGTTAGTTTTGCATCTTTATAAGAGTATGCAGTTCCGTTTATCATACATACATTATTTGCCATATCCTATTGAATTGAAGTTGTGAATGAAAGATTAACTTCTATTGCTCCTGCTGTACCAACAGGTACGACTTTTGCCAAAATAACTATTTTATTTGTAGATAAAACATTTTGGTTTGGATTAATAGAAACTGAGCCTTTTGGAATACGCCCTGTTTTAAAATCAAATGCGATTTCCTGTTTAGTTGCCAAAACATTTAAAGTATCGGTACATATTGCATTAAATACTCCGATTGTTTGTTCTGTTAACTTTCCTGTTGTTGGATTAACATAAATCGGTGCATTTTGTAAAGGTGCTAAATATTGAAGTAACAACCTTTTTGCTTTTCCTATTGTTCTATTGAAACGCTGTTCTGTAAAGTCAGAAAGCTCCGAACTTGAAGTAACCGCATCAGTATAAATATAACTTCCTGCAATACGTCTTTTAACCATTACAGTATATCCGTAATTATTAAGTTCGTCAATTCTTGTATCTGTTAAAGTAGATATAAGTGTTCCGTCAAGTAATGCCAAAGTTTGAAGTTCAACAATTCCCGAAATATCATATTTACCAACATATCCTATTCTTTCGTGAACTTTTGCAACAGCAGTAACTCCTAAAATAGCACCAATAGTACCAATAGAATATCCTAAACTGTCAAAAATTTCTTTTCCTCTTGCGTTTCCGTCTTGGCTTAAAAGCATTGAAACCCATTTTTTATCCAATGTTCTTAAATCTACTAATGTAGAATTATCCGAAACGTCTGATACTAAGTATATTGAAGTAGGAAAACCACTATTGTTTAGATTCTCTGCAACTGCATCCGCACCATTTACAAAACTAACCGCAAAAGGGTCTTTAAGGAATACACCAACTTGGCGTAATTCTCCATTATGTAAATCTTGCATTGTTTGAATTTCTGTTCCAACAAATGCACCTACTGAAATATTTGAAAACATTATAGAAATCCACACAGAAACATTTAGCTTTTGTGTAACTCTAAAGAACTCCGAAATGTGATAATATTCCACAGGAAAAGTAGCCTCCGTTATGCCTTTTGAAATAGCATCTTTAAGAGAATATATTTTTTGCGGAACGTTGTTTTGAAAACCACTTGGTAAACTTGAATTTTGGAATATTAAACCACTATGCCAATCCTTACCTGATGCCTCTCTACCAATTCCTCCGTCAGTAATTATTACTTGTATGTCATTTTGTAAAGGCATGATTTTTTATTTTTTGTTTTTTCCGAAAGTTTGTTCAACATGCTCCTTATGAGCAAAGTTTTTTATTTCTTTAACGTCCATGTTTTTAACTGCATCTTTTTTGATTTGGAATATTCCAACATCTGTGCCTTTGTTTGCCTCTAATAAAGGAGCTTTTGAATAAGAAAATCTTCCATACTCATCTACAAATACACTTTCAATATTTTTATTCCTGTCAAAGTACAATTTTTTTGCACGTCCTAACAATTCTTTTTTCTCTAACTTTTTCATATTTTTAAAAATAGCTCCTATGCCCTAAAATAAGGCACAGGATAGGTTAATATTATGTAGTTGGTGTTTCATATACTGCGAATACTCCTTTTTCGTCTAAACGTCTTGAAGTACCTCCAAGTCTTGCACCCCAATTTGCAATATCTCCCATATAAATAGGGTCATTTTTTCTTGAAAAGAATTTAATTGCTCCCTCGTTTCTTTCAACAAGTTTGTTATTCCAAACAAGCATTGCACTCACTGAGTTTGCATTTGGAGTACCACCATAAGGTATTGGTGCAGGATTTACAGGGTCAGTAATATCATACATGATATTTGCATCCCATACATCATTTTGTCTTGGGTCTAAGAAGTTAATACTTCCCCATTTACCAACAATACCTTTTTTAAGCATTGTTTCATTTCCTGTTTTTTCAAAATCTACGATTTCAGAAATATGACGTAAATCGTCCCAAAGTTCAACTGTTAATAATGCGTTCCATTTTCCACCTGTAACATTTTGTTTTTTGATAGATTTCTCCAAATCTAAAAGGTCTTGATATTGGAAACGTTTTACAAGTCCTGCATAACCTCCTGCTGTTCCTGTTGATGCAGTTCTTTTTTGTTCTGTTCCTGAGCGGTCTAAACCTGTTGTTCCTGCAATTCTTGGATTTAATGTAGGTTGCCAAACAGTAGCAATATAATTTGCAATCCCTGTATTAAGATTGTCTGCCTCCTCACTTGCTATTTGTGTAGCTTTATCATAAGTAAGCTCCTCATCTTGTAAAGTTTCAAATACGAAAGGATGAGGCGGTCTTAATATTGTGTTTTGATAAACTTTTTTATCATTAACACGAATAACAGGACTTAATGCTGTTGCATTTGCTAAATTGTTTGCACTATTATAATAATCTGCATTTAC